AGCCCAAGGAAGCCCCTGAAAAAGAGGCTACTGCGGAGGAAAAAGCCACGAGCTTGCCTCTGCCGACCGGCTGGAAACTGCTGTGTATCGTGCCCGATGTGTCTGAAAAGCTCGACGGCACGGAACTGGACTTGGTCAAACCAACGTCCATCCTGAAACAGGAAGAACACGCCACCACGGTGCTGTTCGTCTTGAAAGTTGGCCCCGATGCGTACAAAGACCAAGCGAAGTTTCCCAACGGCGCGTGGTGCAAAGAGGGCGACTTTATCTTGGTGCGGACGTACTCGGGTACGCGTTTCAAGATTTTTGGCAAGGAGTTCCGTCTGATCAATGATGATCAGGTGGACGCAGTAGTGCAAGACCCTCGTGGGATTACCCGCGCATAAGGAGCAATCATGGCAAACAGCGAATTTAAATTCCCCGACGAGGTGGAAAACAAGGAGCCTGACATTGAAGTCAGGACCGAAGCAGAGGCAGATGTTGAGATTGACATCGTTGACGACACCCCCGAGCGTGACCGAGGGCGTAAACCACTGGATCGGGAAGTCAACGACCCCACCGACGAAGAACTGGATACATATACAGAAGGCGTCAAAAAGCGCCTGAAAGAGCTTACCCATGCCCGGCACGACGAACGCAGGGCCAAGGAAGCTCTAGCCCGGGAAAAAGCTGAGCTTGAGCGGCTGGCACAGGCAATGGTTGAGGAGAATAAACGCCTCAAACAGTTTGTCCAATCGGGTACTGAGCAGTATGTGACGATGGCCAATCAGGCGGCGGAAGCCAAGCTTGAGAAGGCCCGCCGGGACCTCAAAGCCGCGCAGGAGGCGTTTGACACAGACGCCATCATTGCCGCGCAGGAGGCGTTGGCTGAAGCCAAGTGGGAGTCGCAAAATACCAAAAATATGCGTGCACCCACTTTACAACCGCCGCAAGAAGATGTACAAAGCCAACAACCGCAACCCCAACAGGTGCGGGCCGACGAGAAAACACTGCGCTGGCAGGCAAAAAACCAGTGGTTCGGCTCCCCCGGGTTTGAGGAGATCACCAGCTACGCACTAGGGCTGCATCAAAAGCTAGTCAACAACGGGGTGGACCCCCGCACTGATGAGTATTTCGAGCAGATTGACGCTCGCGTGAAGTCCAAGTTTCCCGAGATTTTCGGGGGCGAAGACGACAAGCCACGGTCGCAAGCAGCGGCTCCGGCTAGAAAACCTGCATCCGTTGTGGCTCCTGCCAGTCGTTCGACCGGCAAGAGGCGAATTGAACTTACACCGTCGCAAGCCGCGTTGGTCAAGAAGTTCAACCTCGACCCGCAAATGTATGCAAAGGAAATTTTGAAACTGGAGAACCAAAATGGCTGAATTGCAAGACCGCACCCCTCGTGATTTGAAGTCACGCGAAAAATCTGCTCGTGCCGTATACGTACCGCCGAGCAACCTGCCCGATCCGACGCCTGAACCGGGATGGGTCTACCACTGGGTAGCCACTCACATTCTGGGCCAGTCGAACCCAACCAACGTGTCTCAAAAGATGCGCGAAGGCTGGGTGCCGGTGAAAGCAGAAGACCATCCTGAACTGATGCTTTTGGGGAATGAGAAGACTGGCAACGTGGAAATTGGCGGACTCATGCTTTGCAAGATGCCCACCGAAAAATTCCGCGCCCGTCAGGATTACTACAACAACCAAGCGCAGGGACAGATGGACTCAGTGGACAACCACTTCATGCGAAACAATGACCCGCGCATGCCGTTGTATTCGGAGAAACGCTCTTCGACCACACGCGGTGCAGGTTTTGGTTCTGGTTCAAAGTAACAAGGAGTAATTCATGGCATATCCTACCGTCGACAAGACGTACGGATTCAAGGCTATCAATCGTCTTGATGGTCTGCCGTACGCAGGTCAGACTCGTCTGATCCCCATTGCGGCCAGCTACGCTACCGCAATCCTGAATGGTGACACTGTTCAGGTTGACACCACGGGTTTTCTCGTGGCCAAAACCACCAGCAACTCTGGCGATGCCATTGGTGTTCTGGTTGGTTGCCAGTACGTAAACTCGCTCGGCCAGACCGTGCAGTCTCAGTACTACCCCGCCGCCGCTTCGACTTCTACCAATCTGGCTTACGCCTACGTGGTGGATGATCCGTTTGCGACTTTCAAGGTTGTTGCTGCTGCAAGCTCGACCAGTACCCCCACTGGGTATACCCGCGCTTTGGTTGGCTCCAACGTGGCTATGGCCACTGCGACTGGTTCGACGACCACTGGTGATTCCGCTTACGGCATCAACGGTGCATCGGCTGACACCACCAGCACCTTGCCAATCCGTGTGGTTGATGTTGTGCCGGAAACTTCCTATATCTCTGGTGGTACCACGTACTACTATGAGTTTATTGTGAAGTTCAACCAGCATCAGTATCTCGACACCACTGGCGTCTAATAAGGAGTACTGAAAAATGGCTATTTCACGCGCACAACTGCTCAAAGAACTGCTCCCCGGCTTGAACGCTCTGTTCGGCATGGAGTACGCCCGTTACGGCGAAGAGCACAAGGAAATCTACGAGACCGAGAAATCGGAGCGTAGCTTTGAAGAAGAGACCAAGCTGTCGGGCTTCTCTGCCGCACCTGTCAAGAACGAGGGCTCTGCCATCGCTTACGACAATGCGCAGGAGGCATTTACCGCCCGCTACACCCACGAGACCATTGCTCTGGGCTTCTCGATCACCGAAGAGGCGATTGAGGACAACCTGTACGACAGCCTGTCTGCTCGTTACACCAAAGCTCTGGCCCGTGCGATGGCTTACACCAAGCAGGTTAAGGCTGCAGCCGTTATCAACAACGGCTTCAACGGCGCCTATGCTGGTGGTGACGGCGTCTCGCTGTTTGGCAACAACAGTTCTGGCACCCGTGTGGGCCACCCGCTGGTCTCTGGCGGCGTGAACTACAACAGCCCGACCACTGGCGTTGACCTGAACGAGACTGCTCTGGAAAACGCTGTGATTCAAATCGCTGCGTGGACCGATGAGCGTGGTCTGCTGATCGCTGCCAAGCCTCGTAAGCTGGTGATCCCCCCGAGCCTGATGTTCGTGGCCAAGCGTCTGCTTGACACCGAGCTGCGGGTTGCAACTGCTGACAACGACATCAACGCGTTGAAGCAGATGGGTGCGATCCCCGAAGGCTACACCGTCAACCACTTCCTGACCGACACCAACGCTTGGTTCCTGACCACTGACGTTCCCAACGGTCTGAAGCACTTCGAGCGTATGCCTCTGGCTAACTCGATGGATGGTGATTTCGATACCGGCAACGTCCGGTACAAGGCTCGTGAGCGTTATAGCTTCGGCTGGTCGGACCCCCTTGGGATGTGGGGCTCCTCTGGTTCGTCCTGATTTTTCAGGGTAAACCCTAGTAAAAACGGCCCTTCGGGGCCGTTTTTCTTTGTCTGTCGTTGGTGTACACTATTACCTGTTACTAAGTCTCAGGAGCCTATATGGACACCACAAATATGCCCAAGACCCGTGCCGAAGCCAAGGCTGCCGGGGCCAAGTACTATTTCACCGGAGAGCCCTGCAAACACGGCCACATTGCCCCACGCAAGACCAAAGGCTCTTGCGTTGATTGCTTGAAGGTGGAGTGGCAACAAGCCGCCGAAACACGCGCAGAGTACTTTCGGGAGTACAACCAGCGTGAGGATGTCAAAGACAGGAAACACGACTGGTACTTGGCCAATCACACGCAGGTAAAACAGGCGGCAGCAATCAGACCTCCTGCTGTTTTACGGCAATACCGTTCGACTTGGAAGGCGTCAAACAAGCTTCAAGTTCGTGCAGACACCAAAGCCCGCCGTCGTAAACATCGTGAAGCCACCCCCCGGTGGTTGTCCCGTAAACAAAAATCTGCCATACGGCACTTGTATCAAGCAGCTATAACGCTTACTCAGACAACGGGGGAACAGTACGTTGTAGACCACATCTATCCACTGCGGTCGGATGAGGTCTGTGGGCTGCATGTGCCGTGGAATTTGCGGATCATCACGCAAGCCGAAAACCTTCAAAAATCAAATGCGCTGCCTTCAGACGATCAGGCCCTTGCATTCCCCCCGAAGCCGTGATACAAACCCACTATCCCGGGGTCCCCGGCGTTTCTGACAGTCCCGGCTGACGACAAGCAGACAGAGCGCCTAAAGTTAACTCGCTTGTGAGGATCAAATGGCTAATACCACCTTCAACGGCCCAGTTCGGTCGCAAAACGGCTTTGAAACCATCTCCATCGACTCCACCACTGGAGCCGTTACAACCACCTCTACGCTCGGCGCTGATTCCAGCGTGACCAGCGTTACGGTTTCCAGCTTTGTTAAGCTGACCCCCATTCTGACTGGTGCACTGCCTACTGCCGCTGCTGGCAACCAAGGTCAAGTCCGTCTGATCAGCGACAACGGCGCTGGCAACAACGAGTACTGCCTTGTGATTAGCACGGGCTCTACTTGGGTGACTGCTGTCGGCGCTGCGCTGTCCTGATAGGAGCGCATCATGACGATGCAATATGACGTAAAAGCCGCGTACACCGAAAGTGACGCGGCGATGGTCGCGTACCCGGCGCGGATCAAAGGCGCATACGTGTCTGTGACGGCTGGTGGGGTCAACCCTATCATCTTCTATGACAACGCCTCTGCTGGCTCCGGTACTGTTCTGCTCAAGCTGGGCGTGACTGCTGCTGGGTGCCACACGGTGGTGATTCCCGGCGAAGGTATTCGCGCAGACAACGGTATTTACTGTGATGTCGGCAGCGCCGCTGCTGTGACGCTGTTCTATGGCTGAAACAAAGTCCATCGACCTCAGTGGGCGCAAGCTCTTCATAGCCATTCCGGCCTATGACGGGAAGGTGCACATCAAGCTCGCCTATACGATTGCCCAACTGATGCCGATGGCTTTGCGGGTGGGGGTGTCGGTCAAGCTGGGGCATGTCTCTGGCTGCTCGATCATCACGATGGCCCGCAACATGCTGGTCGATGAGTTTTTGAAGTCTGACTGCACCGATCTGCTCTTCATTGACGCCGATGTCATTGCCGAACCTGACCAAATCTTGCGTTTGTTAGCGCAAAGTGGGGACAAGGACATCACTGCTGGGGCGTACCCCCGCCGTCGCAAGGACAAGATGTTTTTCATGGACTTGCACTTTGACGAGAACGGCGACTTGGAGTTTGACGGCTCCATGATGCGTATTCAGCGTGTGGGCACCGGGTTTATGTTGGTCCGCCGCAACGTGGTTGAGCGTCTGGCCGAGAAAGCTGAGCGGTATTTGGCTTAAGACGGCGTTGGGCAGGTTGCCAACGTGTTTGAGTTCACGCTTCGGGACGGCAAGTTTGTGGGCGAGGACTACTCGTTCTGCGATAAGGCCCGTGCCGAGGGTTTTAAGGTGTGGATTGATGTGGATATCAGCCTGCCGCATGTCGGCACGGAGGAGTTCACCAACGACTTCAAACAGGAAGTGGTGGTGCCTCTGCTGGAGGAAGTCCGCAAGAACAAACTGAAGGTCGTAAATGGCTAAGACTGAAGCATGGCAACGCAAGGAAGGCAAGAACCCCAAGGGCGGACTCAACGCCAAAGGGCGAGCCTCCTACAACAAGGCCAACCCGGGCAAGCCGGGGCTCAAGCCTCCGCAGCCCGAGGGCGGCTCACGCCGCGACTCTTTCTGTGCCCGGATGAAAGGCATGAAAGCCAAGCTGACCAGCGCCAAGACAGCCAAAGACCCGAACAGTCGTATCAACAAGAGCCTGAGGGCGTGGAATTGCTGACATGAGCGAGAACACGGATACCGTCAAGAATGTGCTGGATGTCGTAGCGATTTTCAGCACTATTGGCGCGTTTTTAAACATGCTTACGCCGCTATTTGGCTTTATTGGCGCGATCGTTGGTGTCATGCGCATCTACGAAATGACCACGGGGAAAGACTTTTACAGGCTTTTCCGTAGGAAGAAAGACGATGCCGAGCAAAAGTAGGGCGCAGCACAACTTGATGGCGATGGTGGCCAATGACCCCGCCGCTGCCAAGCGTGTAGGAATCCCGCAGTCTGTCGGGCAAGAGTTCATGAAGGCAGATAAGGGAAAGCGGTTTGGGTCCGGGAGCCGTGCTGACGCACAGGCAATCAACAAACCCAAGACCAATCAAGGCAAACAGGAATTTTTTTCGAAAGGTGGTGACACTATGGCTTCCAAGATGAACGCAGGTTTTATGGCAATGATGGCCAAGAAAAAAGGCGCCCCGGCCAAAA